ACTCAATTTGTCCGGCAGACAAATTGAAACCGACGTATTTATTTGTTTCATTTTCATAAAGGATCTTTGAGGACAATACCCCCGAAATGATGGAGAACGGGCCAATACGTCCTTTATCCGCCGTGATTGTTCCTGTAATCTCTGCTAATTTGCATTTAAAATACCCGGTTTCACCGTTGATAAGAAGAGTTTCACCTTTGTCATTAAAAGACTTGAGAACCTTGTCTTTGAACATGAAGCCGGCTACATTCGCACCATCGGCAAACAGGGTGTCAGTAGCGATATTCACAAACTTCTGCATGGCTTCCCAATTGGAATCACCGTTGACAGATGTGGGTGCATCGGTAACGGAAGCACCGTAATTCTTTACAAGGAAATTATAATAAACTCCCCCTATCAGATATATGACCTTATCCCGGTAATCCGCATTCCAGACATAAGTCTGTCCTGATGCGAATACACCTCTGTCACGGGGAAACGCCCCTGTTGCTCCGGTTGCTCCTATGGCACCATCATTAGCTACACCCACCCCTTTTTCAGCGACAAAATTATTATTCCATGCGTTCGCGTCAGATGCGGATTTATAAGCCCGGACGGCAAACTGGGTGTATCCGGCTGTCGCAGGTACGGATATCTGGCTGTTCAGTGTCGCACCTACATGAGCCAGCCAGCTTCCGTTGTATTTGCGGGCTGCCAGATAAAGCGTGCTGCACGTGCTTACATTGCCTGCCACATTCTGTTTGCAAGTGACAAGGAATCCAGACGGGGATGGCGTGCCTGTTGAAGTGAAGTTGATCACGCTGACAGGACTGTCCAGCCAGTAGGATGCCGACGGTCCGACGGGAGCAACCATCTCCTGCCAGTCCGCATGTACCGTCCGGTTCGCAGATCTGCCGGCGAGGATGTATCCGCCGTCTCTTTTCCTGCGGAGTCTGCCGTTTCTGAACTTGGCGATTTTAATCGGAGGGTTGGAGGTTTCAACCTTGCTTAAGTAAGATCCTCCGGCAAACGATACTGTACTGTTCTTGGCATACGGAGTATTGGCGGATTCCCAATGACCGGCTGCTGTGATGCTCTCACCATCCTTTCCGTCACTGCCGTCCACAACCATCGGGACAGTCTCGACATCAACCGCCTGACCGTTCACGTAGAACACGAACTTCAAGCTACTGGTAAAATTACCGGAAGCCACCCCGACACCATCACCGATGGGAACCTCGGCCGCACCGTCACGACTGTACTTCAACTCCCCGTCCGTTGTGGCCGTAGTGACCGCACCGACTGTCTTCATACGCCGGCAGGATACCGAAGCTACACTGTAACCGCCGTTCTTGTTCTTGCTGACCATCGTGGCCGAAGTGACAAGGCTATAAATTACCGCATCGGAACCGTCCGCCCCGCCACGGACACCGGTTATCTTGAAAGTCAGTTCACGGGTATAGAGCTGCCCGTTCTTCATTGCAGCCAGTGTGATGGTGACCGTATTCTGTTCCGGAACCGACTTTCCGGCAGCGACGGATATCGCCACCGCTCCGGTGGCCTTGCTTGTGCTTGCCGTGAAACCGGCAGGCGTGCTGACTGTTAAAGTCTCAAGGGTGAGTTTCTCGGTACCGTACCACATGGATACATGGGTAGTCCATGACTGTGCGGAAGTAGTAACACCGGTACTGGTAAGAGCGACGCTCACCATCTCATTGTCAAGGTCGGCCATGATATTCGACTCCCCGTCCTTACTCCAACGGTGCACAGGGGCCGGAGTGCTCCATTCACTCCATACTCCATCACGCTTCACACGTTTGCACGCCCATTCCACCTGATGGTCCTGATCAACGCCAAGAAAATCATCCTTCCAGCCTTCCGGAACATAATCATCCTGCTGTTTCGAGTCCGGCTTGTCAGGGATAAGACCGATGATGTTGTTACGGGTGTAGATCCACTCGTAACCTTTGCCGTCCTTACCGTCAGTCCCGTCTTTGACCATGACCATCCACAAACCATTCCGGTATATGTAAGTACAATGGTCAGCCGTATTTCGGTAGCTGTCACCCTCCTTGGGATTGGACGGATGGGATGCGAACTCACCCAAGAAGGTGATACTCTCACCTTTAAGTTCACGACCGTCCAGCAGCATCTCCCAGTCTTCATGCACGGTCCAGTCGGCTGATTTCCCGGCAAGGATATAACCGCCATCCTTTTTCTTTCGATAATTGCCGTTCCTGAACCTTGCAATTTTAATCGGAGGATTGGATGTTTTCACCTTGGAGATAAAAACACAGCCCGCCAAAGTGACCATGGTATTGACCTCGTATGGGGTCTTAGAGGATTCCCAATGACCGCCACCTATTACAGACAGTCCCGGATCACCCTTGTCACCTTTGGCGGCTGATACAAGCCAGTCCGGATTGTTTTCGGATGGCTCGGAAGTAGTGCCCTTGTCATTGACGCACAACCATGTGGAACCGTTATGGGGCACACGGGAATAATACGCATACTTCCTGCCCGGCTCCCAGCTAGGGAAGTCGATAGGAACGCGGACTGTGTTACCGGTAATTTCATCAATTTGAAAAATCAATCCCGTCATGATGATATCCTGCAATACTGCCGAGAACCTGTCGCAGTTGATCCCGTTGATGGTCATACCCTTTTTCTTGCCGAACCAGCTCTTCATCTGTGCCGACTCCGGGTCCCAGGTGTTGGCATTGTCAACAAGGGTGATGCAGCAGTTACCGTCACGCACGTCTATGATGATATAAGTCTGACGCTCCTTGTCGGTGAAGTTCCCCGTCTGTCCGAGACGCATCTCGTTATGGGGAACGAACTCATATCCGGGACGCGGAACCATTACGAATGTCTTCTCGTCGTAATCTGCGGAAGTGATACGGTACTGTATTTTTCTGAAACCAATAAAGTCACCGGTAGTGACGCTTTTGTCATGCCAGAAGCCCAAAAGGATATCGTCCGGCTTCTGTCCCAGCGGTACACCATCCTCCAGATCAGGGGTGACAGTATAGCTGCCGTCATTATTGGCGACAAAGCTTTTTATCTTCAGCCCTCCACCGGGACTTATAGTATTATATCCTTCAAAATAGGTCTGACGGTTGAAACGAAGTTCAGGAACACTCAGAGAGCTACGCAGGACCAAAGCCTCCAGCTCGGCACGGGCGTCCTCACCGATGTAACCGCCCTGAACACCGGTGATAAAGTCACCGAACTTGGCGTATTTTTTGATGACGGTTCCGCCCAACAGGGATAATAGGAAACCGGTGCGTTCCTCCGTGTCCTTGCGCATGAACATGATCAGCGAGCGCAATGCGGAATACACGTTATGGTCTGTCGCAGGGGTGGAGTCGTGGCTTCCGATCACATACACGCCGCTGCCACCACCGCCCGTATAGGTCTGTCCCTTCAGGGTAAGGCTCTCAACCTTTTCCTCCAGCTCCCCGATACGGGAATAGGCGGCGGTTTCCCCGACAGTATATATAGGGGAATCATAAGCTAAATCAAGATTGAATTCAAATCCGATAACCCTTGACTGCCTTCCGTTTTCAAAATAAGCCTTGTTGATAAGGTTGACCTTTTGACCGATGCTGTAGAGGTTGTGAACGCCATCCTCACGGTATGCGTCATTTGACATCATCGTGCAGCCATAGGTACTCGGGTCTATCTTGGATTTGGCAGCGTACTTTTCAGTCTTTTCCTTCAGCTCCTGCTCGGCGGCACCCACAAGCCCCAGTTCGGTTATTTTCGTGCTGTCCCAGCCGGAAAGCACATATTCATCTCCATTCCGGGGAAAGAGCACATCACCGGGAAGCGGTCTGCCATAGTCCTCATTCCTGACTATCTCCCAAAGCTGTGCCTCAGGGTTCCATCCGCCATCCTCCAATATCTCCGGCTTTCCCTCAGGATTGAACTTCACGGCAAACTCCAAACCGTTGAGAAGTCCGGACGCGAAACGTATCCTCAGCTCCTGACCGGGGAGGATATATTTCTCGGAAAAGTTAACACCCGTGTCCCTAAAGCGGTAGGCATTCCATTTTTCCTCGGTGGTTGTACCGTCCTCATTCTCCACCTTGTCCGTCACTTCGATAGTGGTGACATCCGACATGATGCCCGTTCTTCGGGGATAGACTTCATCGAAGATAACCACCTGCTCGACGGCTTCCTCGGTAGTCATATCAGGATAAGCGTCAATGTAAGGAGTGCCTTCGGGAAGCATCAGCCTGCGCTGCACCACGCCGTTCACAACCACGGTCTCGTCAACCGGACGGTAGTCAGATGGGATATTCTTTGTTGAACCAAAAGCGTAGATACGGGTGGCATAAGTGGACCGGGATTCTGACTGTGACATTTCCTGCACGTTTTTCCCGATTTCGAAATCCACCGCATCGCCAGACTCACAACGTCCGAAATGGATGATGTTTTCAGTCACCCAACATTCGCAATCCCATTTTTTCGCCATCTCAAAACAAGCGTCAAGGATGTTGATGTTATCGTAACTCATCAACTGGGACTTGTTTTCGACTGTGGAATCAATGGAGAAAACAAAATCCTGTCCTTTGTATGTGTAACCAAGAGCTTTCAAATTTCTAAGGACTATACCGGCTTGTACGTCAAGCGGAGCGGTCAGGTTCCAGGACGCCTCCTGTCCGGTCGTCTCCGGGGTATATTTGAAGATTTTGTTTTTCCATTTCCAGTAGTAGGCGTCAAGTCTTAATTCGTAATCGTAGCCGGCGGTATTGGTGTTGAATGCGGGCTTCTGCAAGTCGCACACCTCGAACAATCCGAAGTTACATTCCACGTATGAGCCAAGTTTGAAATATATGGGATTCTCTAAGGAGAACTTTAACATGATGTAGTCCTCCTTCATCAGAGTGAACTTACGCTTGCAGCCTTCATTGATCAAAGTTGTAAGCAGGATAGCACCGGATATGTCTTTGATGTCGATTTGTTCCATGTCTTCAAAGTTCGGGGATAAAAAAAAGAGTGCCCAATTTTGAGCACTCACATACACGACAATAAAACCAATGTCGTGAATTAGCTTCTGTTTGCCGGATTTGGCTCGTTAAACTTGGCTGAAATTTTTCCGAAAGTTCGGTCTAAACTCTGTGCGTAAGTGACACTCTTGCCAGTATAAATAAGATGGTAAACCTCGCTACTATTAGCAGGAATCTGAATATCAACCTTACCTTTATAAAGCTCATTGAAGAAAGCTTTTTTCTTTGATTGATAATCAGACTGAGAATTACCCTCGATAGTGAACGAAAGAGTTATTTCCCTCTCATCGACTTTAGGATTATTGATTATTACCCGTTTCCCATGTTCAAGTCGGCTTTTGTTCTCAATAAAATCCTTCATGGGAGCGGATGCCCCAATAACATCAAGAAACCCCTCTCCCATTCTCACACCCCATGTTGTATAAGCGTTTTCGCCATTAATTAATAATTCATCCATAGACTATAATTTTGCTGTATTCTTTTTAACTTCTGCTATATCTCTTTGCATCTGTTGAATAGGTTTGACGATTGCCCCTGTATTTTCTGAAATCTGTACCAATTCAAGATAGGATTGCGCTATCAAATCCCGCGTATCATCAGCAATATTTCTTGTTTCCGTATCTATGGAAAGTAGAGCATCTGCTTTTACTGTTAGTAGATTAAGTGATTGAGATTGAATAATATTCTGATTCTTTATTTCTTCTCCTGCAATCTGCAATGCTGTAAACCTACCGTTCAACCCTTCGCCAGTATCTTGACTCATTTCCTGAAAACCTTTGGATGAAGCTGACTGGGATGTTGATTCTTGCGAAATCTTATCATATCCGGTTGCTGCGGCAAGTTCGTCACGGAGCTTCATGGCTTCGTCCACATAACCCATGTATTCATCCATCAGCTCCTTACGCTCATTATTGTCAAGCGTACCATCATCCTTCATGGCTTCACCGAATTTATCATACCATGCCCTCAGTTTGTCACTAAACTGTTCACCGATGGCATTTGACAGCATCGCTTGCATGAAATATTTGGATATGTCATCAGCAAAATCCTCCGCACTCTTCTCCATATCCATCAGACTGCTTACAAAACTGTCATACATGGAATCGAATGACATTCCGATCAAGCCCTCATAAAGACTGTCGGTCAGTTCTTCCAGTTTTCCTGCCTGCTCTATATAATCATCCAGCTTGTCGGTAACACGCTCACCGTAACCTCCCTTACCGGAAGATTCCATGATATCCCATAACCATACGTCCGACCGTAGAGCCTTCATCTGTTCGGGGGTCAGATTCCACAAGGAATCAGTGCCGGAGAAATCCTGCATACCGGTAGCTTTTCTTGCGTGTTCCAGCATTTCATCCGTCCATTTCAGATAATGCTGCCAACTGCCGTGGCTCTTATGATATCCGGCTTGCTCCTTTGCTATTTGCAGATAGTTTTTATTGACTTCCTCCTGATATTTTACAGCTTCCTTGTAAGATTCAACCGATTTCATTCCCCTGCTTGCCTTCATCTCGTCAGTCAGATCCTCGATGGCCGTTTGCAAAGTTTCATTCCTGTTCGTCAGCCTGTCTATCGTTTCCTGTACTTCCTTGGCGTTTCCACCTATTCCAAACAGGGAGTTGAAGCCTCCGAATGAGATCGCGTTCAGGATGTTTCCTATGCCGTCCCTCAATGACCTGCCGATTGTGACAAACAAATCCCCTGACAAGACATCACCGATAATTCCGCTGACTGCATTCAGGACAGCGTCAAGCAAACCACCCACAAGATTGCTCAATCCGTCTTTGAGTACGTCAATGATGGACAGAATCCATCCGACAATGGGGACCTCCTTAAGAGATTCTGACGTCTTGCCTATCACGTCTTTGAATCCGTTCACGGTTTTGATAATTCCACTGTATGCGTCATATAGTCCGCCCGAAGAAAGTTGTTGCAATCCTCCCAATATATTTTCCATGCTCGCTTTCAGTTTGGTTGCGGTATCGGATACATTTTGTTGGGCTTGATTGGCGATGTCTGTCTGTGTCTTTACGTTGGCGGACGCAATGTCTGCATTCTGCTGCGCTGTTTCAAGAGCGTTTGCAGCGGCTTGTTTCTCGCTTTCTGTTCCGTCCTTTTGTGCCTTGGCGTAGTCCTCTTGCGCCTTTTGAAGTTTCTCTAAGGCGTCCGTTTCGGTTTCTACGGCATAGATGCGGTTTTGCTCAGCTGTCTGATAGGCTTTTACATCCTCTCCAAGTTTCTTGAAGTTGACTCCACTTGTACCACCCAAAGACTTTTCCATCTGGCTGATAGCGTCAATCAATGATTTCTGGCTTGCCTGATCGGAGTTCTTGAACTTGTCAGTCCGTACATATTTTTTTGCTTCGTCCAAGGCAGGCTTTACCATGTCGGAAAACATGGAACCAAACTCACCGAACACAGTAACCCAATCTATATTGGCTTTTATGGCTTCTGTTTCCTTGTTCTGTATGGCAACATCACGTTGTTTCTCCAGTAACTTTACTTGTGCACTATTAACACCGTTTTCTTCCTGTGCTTTCCTTATTTTTTCCGCATACTCTTGGGCGATAGCCAATTTCTGCTGCTGGAACGTGCCATATTCTTTCAAGTAGTCGTTCAAAGCCTGTTGTTCGGCTTTCAGCTGTCCTCCAGTTACATCGGAAATATCTTTATCTCTCATACTTTCGGCATTGGTATAAGCTTCTGAAATTTTCTGTGCCTGCTTGTCGGTCAGCTTACCGTTACCGGCTTTGCTCCATTCTTCCTCCTGTTTTCTTATCGCATCAATCTGTTTCTGATAATCAAGGTCAATCTGTTTCAACTTCTTTTCCGTGCCTTCTCTCATCAGGTTGATTTCATCCTGTTGGTTCTGACGGCGGAGAGACAAGAGTTCTTCGGCTGTCTTTTTTTGTTCTTTTTTTTGCTTTTCAGCAGCTTTTTCCTGCTTGATCAAAGAACTACCAGTAATACCGCCCAAATTTTTATAGGCTTTTTCAGTTGTTTCTACTCGTTTCTTAGCTTCTTCATACAGCTTTGAAGTAAACTTGGATTTATTCTTTTCTATTTCAGAAAGTTTCTTCTTAGCATCATCCCAGTCTTTCTTCGCTTTCTCATAATCCTGCTTGTAGGTGGTTTTATTCTTCTCTGAATCAATTCGGGTTTGCTTGACTGATTTTGCTGTATCTATAAGTGTTTTTATGTCTTTCACATTATAGATTGCTTCATCAGACAAAGTACCCTTAATATCAATAGGCAAACGAAGTTTCACAGTTCCATTTTCCCCCTTTCCTCTGATACGCTTCTCCAACTCAGAGATGTAGCGGTCAAACTCACTAATATCAACATCTTTAAGATTGGAAATGAACTGTTCAGAGATGCCTTTGCCTTTTTCTTGCAGCATGACATCTCGTTCTGCACGTAGTTCTTTTAATTTCTTTACATAGCCATCAACACCTTGTTGCCCGGATAACGACTTTAAAAGATTCTCGTAATACTTAATTTCTGATTCAATATCTGAAAACTCTTTAGCACGTTTTTCTCCTGCACGCTTTGCCTCTTCTTCTGCTATTTGCTGCTTTAGCTTAAGAATGTCAGCCAATTTGATTGTTTCAATATCATACTGGGCAAATATCTTTGGGTATTCTTTGCGTAATTCTGCCAAACTTTGCCCACGCTGCAAATCAGCCAAAGCAATATCACGAGAGCTTTGGATAAGACTCTCTATTTTTTGTCTACGTTCTTGCTCTTGTTTTGCCGCCTCCTCTTGTTTCTTGTTGAAACGTTCTTGTGCCTTTTCAGCAATGGATGTATTGTCTGCTAACGTCCACATAGCTATACCTAAAGAAACAACAGCAGCACCAGCCAACACATAAGGGTTCATCATTAAAACTTTGTTATAAGTGGCTTGTGCCAAAGTAGCAGCTTTAGTTGCAGTAATCTTTGCCCATATAGATTTCACTGAACCTTGCTCAACAATAGTATTTATCAGAAGCCCAGCTCTATAAACACCGTAAATTTCCACAAGAGCCAATACACTTTTACCAATAATACCATAGTTCTTTACAATAGTATCGACAGCAGATATACTTCCAGAAATCAAATCCTGATTAGCAAGTCCTATTTCCGCTAAAGCAGTAGTTATCGTATCCTCCAAGTTTGACATTTGCCCCTCAATCGTCTTCGATATTGCTTCCGTAGAACCTTCAACACCTTTCATCGAGCCAAATTGTTCAACAGCCTTCATTACAGATTCAACAGTTCGGTCACATTCTACCGTCATATCACGGAATGAGAGTTTAACCTTGTTGCCTTCTGTCTGAACACGAACACCGAACTCTTTCCAACGCTCTGGATTATTTATATCAAGTATCGCCTCTGTTAGCTGGTCAAAGGGCTTTGCTACTGTATTGGTAAAATCTCCCATTTTCCTCATGGCATCCATCGAAGGAGTTACACCACGATTGACAAATTTTATAAAGTCATCCGTCAGTTCATTAAGCTGAAAATTCGTTTTTGCAGCAAAGCTATTTATGTCAGAAAGATATGCTTTCGCTTTATCGGAACTGCCATTCAAGGCATTAGTTAGCACAGATTCATATTTCTGAAACATTCCAGCAGTTGAAACTACATTTGAAGCAACTTGTTTCAGCATAGCGATTCCACCAATAGCAGCAAGTGTCTTCTTAAATGAAACTCCGACCCCCTCATTGGTAGTTATAACAGCCTTGCTCTCATCTTTGAATAAAGCATATTCATCTTTTAGGGCTTTAGTAGATAATCTTGCAAGTGCTTGTTGTGATTGCAATTCACCGAGAGCATACTTTTGTTCTCCTAATGCTGCTTTTGCACGGTTTAATTCATCCGATAAAGATTGTCTTTTAGAGTCATACTTTCCTAATTTCTTATATTTCTCAGTAAGCATTGAAACATCATTCTGTGTCTCACGTATGATATTTTTCTGTTTGATAATTTCTTCTGATAGAGAATTAACAGCTTTTTCACCGTCATAAATACCCTTTTTGAAGTCGTTTTCCATTGTTGCCCCAGCTTTGGCGGCATCAGAAATAAGGATGTTCATTTTCTTAGTACTTTCTCCTAATTGAACATTTAACTTTTTAAATGTATCAGGAGATTGGGTCGAATCCATAGAAAGGAGCGTTTGTTTCAACTTTTCTATCTCTGTTCTTAATCTTACGACCTCTTGCCAATCCGAAGCCACACGGAATACGAGCTTTCCCATTTTATTCTAATTTTTAATTATTTACTACTCAAATTTACAGTATATCCAAACCTTATTAGAATTTTCTTTCATTAAATTCGTTACAATAGACGAAAGGTTTGATATTTCTTATTTTACTTGATAAATTTACCACAGTTACAAGCTTTCATAGATGTTTTTTATCAACGAAAAACACACAATCTGCTGATTGTGGCAAAATAATTGTGAAAGTAGTATTTGATAGTCCGTTTTGCTATTTCTAAGATTGCAAAAGCACGACATTTGAAAGATTGTCGTGAAATAGTTTGGAGTGATTGGATTTCTTGGTAGTTTTGCAAGAAAATAAGTAAAAACATGAATAAAATAACATTTCTAATACTATGTATTGCTCTGCTATGTGGATGCTCTACAAATCATAATATTGACTCTGCTATAAAAGATATTTACGGTTCGAAAGTGCCACCCAAAGAAGAGGATGGAGCTTGTATTTATGTCTTAAACTATCTTGAAAAAGAGAACAAACAAGATACGGATTTTGTAAAACTAAAGGATAAAATTGACAAATACACAAACTCATTATCCGAGAATTTAGGAAACGATGTTTCTTCTAAATCAGATGCTAACACATCTGCAACAAGTAAAGACGATTGTTTAAGTGACTTCTACAAATGGGAGACTCCATCTATCCGTATTGTGCTTATTTCACGTAAATGTTTAGATAACAATGGTAGAGACATAACAATTATAGTAACAAATAAAGGGTGATTTTTCACCCTTTATTCACTCTTATCAATACGTAAAAGAGACTAATAAAACGTACTATATACTTTATATTACACCAAGCATTGTGTATAATAACTGCTTGCTCAAAAGTGTATAGTTGCGTAAAATTTTTAAATTATAATTCACGATATATTGCAATCGGTTCAATACGGCATTCCGAACTCTGACGACCAGTAAAAAAAGTCTCTACACCAGCCATTTTATCAATAGTATTTTGAATAGCAGATCGAAAACCATCTACTACTTCTTCCTCATCAAACATTTCTATATTTTCATTTCCTGCTTGTGTTACTATTCCTAAAACAGTGAATTCAAATTCTGTTTTTCTTGAATACTTAGAAATTAAAATATCCTCCTTTTCTCTTAAATAAATTCTATTCAATATTGAAGAAAATATGATTTCTTTATTTGCAAATGGCATTGTTACTTCAAATTGTTCATCATAGCTAAATTTCAAAACATTTAGCAATCTATTTACAACATCATCATCTAAAATTAGCCCATCTGCTTTTAATTGCTCAGCATACTTCACATTCAAACTTTTCAGCAAAGATGTAGCTTTTGCCTTCGAATTTCTATCTGCAATTTTCTTCGGTAATTTCGCCAATTCAGCTACGGATTCATTCTCTTCTCTATATTTGAAATAGCCAATAGCTTCACCTATTTCATTAAATTGCTCTAACGTAGAAGCCATTTTGCTATAATCATTAAAAATAATTTTCCCTGATATTTTTACAAAAGATTTATCGCGTAAATCATTTAAAGTAACATTTTGTGGAACAGTATAGAGCACCCCCATCTCACTCAATTTATTTTCAAAAAGATTGTAAGCATAATCATGCAGATATTTTTTCTCTGTCGAAGATTGTTCTTTAACTAAGATTTCTCCCATTAAATTTCCACTGAGAATTTTTCCCTTTTGTTCTTCAGATTTAGCATATTCTGACTTTTTCCCAGATAATACATACTCTGTTAATCCTTCAAATAATTGAGAAGATATTGAATACATCTTGTATTCATCTAAATATACAAATGATTTAATGCAGCCCATTTTCAAATTCCTTTTTGCGTTGTTCGCTGTTCTTACTAAATTTCTTTATACTATTATTCCTTGTATCAATGATTGATTTAATCGCTATACATCCTCCAGAGACACAAATAACAAATGTTATTACCGTTAATATAATATCAATTGTTCCCATCATCCAAAGAGTTTAATTTATTCATTATTGCATTACTAAAAAGAAAAGATACTAGGCAAAATGCAATAGCACATACTAACGCGACAATTCTATCTAATATTTCTTTCTGAGATTGTTCTGCAAAATACAAAATGCCCAAAACACCAGATAAAATAACAATTTGTATTACAGAATACCCTTCAAATTTAAGTTTTAAAATTGGATCAAACTTTTCATTATTAAGCTCATTCAAATTCGTCAAATTTAAAGTTAGCCCTAAAAATATAAAATCAACCGGATTGAATAATAAACTCCACTCCCTATTTACCGATAGCATAAAGACAAACACTCTTATAAAAAAAGGCATTAATCCTATTAGGACAGTATATATAATCCATTTGGTCTTTCTCATGACATATTTTATATTCTATTTTGCTACAAAATTATCATTATTTTCTAATAATTTTGCCATAACTATTTCTTTTTTCTACGATTTGCCAATTCCTTACCTTTACTTTTCGACCACTAAATAGAACTTGCATATCTTTTATTTTTATATAGGATAGAATTATCGTGTGACTCTAAAACCTTTCCGATAGATTCTTCTAACCATTCTTTCCCAAACTCTTTGTAGCGCGAAGTCAGTGTTGTATCACTAACTTTTATACAAGAAGCCCAATCATTTATTGATAGGCATGAATTATCAACAGTTATGAATATGGTTCTACATGTCCGAGCTGAATTTTCATTGCAAGTAATCCACCTACAATTTGACGGTTCATAATTCTTACTTGAATCAATTCTATCAATGCTCATATTATCATTATACCCATTTTTCATAGACCAATTGTAGAATAAAAGAAAATCATTAGACCATTCAGGACATACAAGCACTCCTTTCCCTCCATAATAACGATAAGAATTATTTTTAGGATTACAGCATCTATCTTTCATGCCAGCCCATATAGTATAGATTCGAGTTTTTTTGCTTTTTCCATGAGTGGTATTAGCCTCTTTTCTTCTATCAACATTCATACACCCACAACTTCTCACCTTTCCACTATGCAAATTCCCTTGTGACACCACAACCTCTTTTCCGCAATCACATTTGCAATGCCAGTAAGTAGCATGACTATTTTGCCCAGTATATTTATGGTGAAAATCTAAGACCGTCAATCTTCCAAATTTCTCTCCACTTATATCTTTTACTTTACGTCTTATACATCCACAGCTTTTTGTTGTACCATTCCTTAAATATCCAGAACGCACAGAAACAATGTTCCCACAGTCACATTTACATATCCATTTTATACAGCCTCCCTTATCTTTATTTTCATCTTTTGAGACAACTGTCAATTTTCCAAATCTTTCTCCGATTCTAATTTCCATAATAGCATAATATACAACATTTTCACATATACAAATATAACAAATTAAAATGGATTACCCTTGCCTTTTAACTTAAAAAACTCTTCTTCATTTACTTCTTGAAGAACATCTCCATAAACCGTATGCAATTTATCTTTTTGCATAATAATCAAATTGCGATATGGAATTTTAAATACAACTTCATCGTAACTTAGATGTAAAACCTCCATGAACGTAGCAATTTGACCTAATAACGTGACGTTTCCTACGACCGTTCCTTTGCTGTCAGCGTTGCTACGTTCTTGGCTAAAACTGACAGCTTGTAAAAATTTTCCGTTGAAACCATTGAAAGACCGACCGCTAACGCTTCTACCACTTCGTCAAATTCCCCTCTCGCAAGCTCATCAGAAAGACTTTCATCCCCTTTAATAAGCCAAGACAAAGCCAAAGAAGCCTGTTTTACATCTTTCAGCGAGCGGAGCATATCCATGACGGTAGTAGCTCCTTTTAAATCGGACAGATAATACCCTGCACCTGCCATCTTATGAATTGTAGGAGGGTTAATCACGTATGCCTTGCCATTCACTATAACCGTCTCGAAGTCCTTTCCCAAAACGGCTGCATTTACTATTTTTGCTGCATCCATAAGCGTAAATTAAAAAGGCGGTGAGCAACCACCCACCGCCATCCGAAAACAATCTGTTACCTTAAAACTATTCAAGTTTGACATTTGAGCCATCGAACCATTTTTCCGAAGCAAGTCCCTTGACTCCGGTTTCCAAAGGAACGGCCGAAACGCCCAAACCAATATTCTTCTCGACAAAACTACCTTTACCAACGATGTTAGCTTTAGGCATGAAGATGAAATTGCCGGTCTTTGTCATAGCCACGATGCTCTTTTCCACAAGAGCAGTCATGTCTGTACGTTCCCAGCCATCATCCGTTGCCTTACCGCCTTGTAAAGCTGCCTTGTCCTCGAAAGAATACTCACCAAGGGTGAACGACACGGTAGGAATAGCCGCCTGCGTAACGTCACGGTAATACGGTTGCCCCGTCAGCTCATTGATATAGTCAGTCACGGAAGGGTCGCTTTCCTCGTATCCCCAAGTGTCCTGATGTACGTTTTTCACTTCGGTCATTGTAGCAATCAGGGCTTTCAACTCTGCTGCCGTATAACCGGTTTCGGGAGTGGTTACGGTTTTCACTACATCACCGTACCATACCCTCTTTAATCCGATAAATGGTCTTGTTGCCATAATTATTTTACATTTAAAACTTCAAATAAAATTCTTACATTCACATAATGACACTTCAAAGCTGTGTCCGCTTCTGTACCGATTGATTCGATGGAGTAACGATAGGTTGTTCCGTCATAGATGCTTACCTCATCATCAAAGAGCTTGTTGGCTTGTCTTTCAAGCTCGTTAAGCCGGATTGTGTTCGCTTCATTCTCGCTTAAATTGGGTACACATAGATTCACTTCTGCAAAAGATTTCTTCCAATACTTTCCCGGCTGTTGTTTCTTCGTATGGATAACGATTCTTTCAGAGGTCAATTCACCCGTCAGCGTTTCCCCGTCCGGCACTATGGCTATTCCGAAAGCCTTGCAATCCCGGTAGAGAATGTTTCCTATGTCGGTAGTTACTATCATACTAATGCTTCGATACGTTGGTTGAGAATGTTCAGATACTCACCCATATAATCGCGCTGTTGCAGAAGCAAATCACGTTGGTGTTCGTCTTTTACAACTTCTTTAAACTTGGGAGTGTCTACAAAAGCACACAGTTTACTAAATCTTTCAGCCAAATCCTGCCGTTCGATAAGTAAGCGGTCTTTGAATGTTTCAGCCACCTTGTATGCCTTTTCAAACACATCTTTAGGCGACCAACTCTCGTAGCCGTCTTCGTATACCACCTTGTATCCTTCTTCCACTTGTTCCATAGTTCTTGGAATAGCATCAGTGGGCAGATATACCTTACCACCCTTGCGAATTGCAGGTGTAGCCTGAACTAACTTTGTACCAATATACTTTTTCATTTTTCAAATTCTTCTTTTAATCGTTTCTCCGCATGAAGAGCGGCACCACTTAAAACATCATACCCTTTAGATTCTACGAATGATACGTATTCCGCTTCATTTTTCAGAGTTAAACCGTCTTTATTGACATCGTAATCATTGGACGTTCTCAAAGTGAGTGTATGGTCTTGATAATCCCCATGTTCCTCTGCGTACTTCACGGCTTCATCGCCTACATCAATCATCTTCTTTTCGACCTCCCATTCTCCTTCATCGAAAAAGGAGTCGACATCTGAGAAATCGAAATCTACATCCATAATTCCGAATAGTTAAAGTAGTTTGTACTCTTTACCGTGTAGACTTCGCCTTGACCTCTTACGCTATCACCATCCATGCAACGTACTTCATCACCAGCCTTGACAGTAATTTTCTTCTCGCATACCACATGATAATTCGGACGATACACAGAGCCGTTATCAGATGAAAACTCTTTGGTAGTGTTATCATCACAACGGCATTTGCACACCTCCTGCCAGCTTTCACCACCTGTTCCGGGAATAGGTCTGCCAAACTCGTCCTTATCCATCGGGGTGATAACTTTTACCTGCAATATGTGTGGAGCGAATATCATAAGAAAGTCACTTTAGGTTTGTTACCCAGTTCGTCTTTCAAACCGTACTGTTTACACAGAAATGAATAGTAATCCTTAATGCCTTGAATGTTCCAAGACATAGAAAAACCGCTTTCGCTGATGGAAGTGGCACGAAGCAATAGAGAGGGGATGAACTTCGCAATTGCCACCGACACCCGTGTTTGGCAATCCTCGTTCATCTCACCCCCTCCGCTTATCTTTGCGTTCAGACATATATCGAAAAGGTCAGCCTCCGACAAGTTAACGCCGAAGGTCTGAAACTTCTGTAATATATAATCGTTTACTGTCATGCGTTCATCTCACTCAAATCGAAGTTCACAATCAGGTTCGGGTTCGCAATCTGCGGAATCCATTCGGCTGTGTATTCCAGATAGCGACCATTGCCGTCCTTGTAACCTGAAATCAGCATATCGCCATCTGCCTGAGTGTAATTACGTCCCGGTACACCATCCACAGCTTCATAAGGAGTGTGGAAGCGCATATAACCGATTTTATCCTGCGGAAGCAGGGAAATACGACCATCTGCATAAATGGGGATATTCTTACCTGTTTGGTCTACCACATAATCTTCCTTGATTTCAATAGCCGGAAGTCCGATACCCGTAAAAATAGCAGAAGCCAGTTGCGAAGTGATAATCCCGGTGGACATATACATCTCGTTGCCTGTAAGCTGCATCTTGAACTTATCTCCAAATTCACTTGAACCGATAATATTCTTGATGAATGTGCCACGGCTCATAATCATCTTGGGGAATGTGCCGTAAATAGATTTCAGCTCATTCAGTTTCTGCTGCAAGTAAGTGACGAAATAGTCTTTATCCTCTGTGTCCGGCTTGATAAACTTAAACGGCAAGTCGATGTTCAATAAGTCAATTCCTCCGGCATTGTCGTCCTTGTTCTTCACGCTTGCTGCTCCAGTCATCAACAGAGAGCCTACGATAATGTCCATACGCTTGTGCGGTGCCAGCAATACCTGACGGTAATCGTCATAGATGAAGTCCACGATGTCACGCATGGCTGCTTTCTGGTCTTCCGGTTTGGCGGCATTATACTTATCTATCAAGTCCTGCAAGTCAGACAAACGGTCGATTGAGATTTGATAGCGGTCACCCAAATAGGCAATCTCACCATATCCGGAACCGATATTCCTGCGTTCACGGATAGGCTTTTCGCCATAACGGGAGTTGATGGAACCAGCCATCACGCCAGTAACCTGACCGATGTAGTCTTTAAATACACGAGTAGTAGTCCTACGGAAGCCCAAATACTGCTGCCAATAAATTGTGTCCTTTCTTGTCTTGAGGACACGCTGAATCACTGCATTTACAATGTTCGGGTCATTAAACAATGTATGAATAGTTAGCATCATATATTAGTCCTCCTTTCTTTATTTTGCCATTATACCTGCGTTTTTCAACGCTGTCAATAATCCGTTAAAGTTTTCTACCGACACCGTACCAGATGCATCATTCACTTTGGCTGCCTGCTTTACACCTCCAAGAGCAGAAGTCGTAGCTGCTGTTAAAGTATACTTGTTAGCTTGTGCTGCAACCCCATCCAATTTGGCTTTATCTTCCTTACTCATCAAACCGTCCTGACTAGAAGAAGCCTTAGGAATAGATACGGCTTCTTTTTCTTGTTTGACATCCAAAGCGTTAAACTGGAAGTGCGGCATATTCGCCTTGTCAATATCTGCGAAAGGCATTACCAGCTTGGTCGGTTCGATTTCAAACGCACGCATCAAAAGGGAAACCAATACTATGCCATCCTCTACCTGCTTCCTTTCATACAGAGCTGAATTTGCGATAACTTTGGGCGTTGTACCGTCTGCGGCTGTCGCTTCGTAAAGAACTGTTCCAGCTTCTAGATTTTCTCCAAAGTCTGCCGCTAACGTCAGCTTATCAAAAGCTTTGTCAGCCTTGTCAATAGCGTTGATTGTCGCTCCATGCGCACCGTTACCCAAGTGCATACCTTTGTAAGCCAAAGAACGTTTCTTGATTTTCAATGTGGTATTGGAGCCTGTCGTAAACTTCTCATATACTTCCACACGGATAGCCACTTGGGATGTTTTCTTCACCAAGTCAGCTGCAATCGGTGTGAATGAGGGCAAGTACGAGCCGACAACGAGGTTGGTTGTGTCCAACTTATACGGACCTCTGCGTCTGCGTCCGGTTTCTACGTCGTAGCGTTCTTCCTGCTCAACTTCCGGTTCAAGATTATACTTAAATCCTGCTGCCATAAAATCACTGTTTTTGTTGTTCTACAATTTCTTTAGTGTCGTCTGCAATCATTTTCGCAAACGCCTGAGTCTCATTCTCCAGTTCTTTTTTTGCTGTATCTGGAGGAACTACACCCTTAAAGCCGTCATTCGCAAACTCCTGCTTCAAGTCCTTGAAGTATGCGTCCAAGTCCTCATCGTCCTTAATGGCGCATCGTTTGGCGTAGTTTTCGGGAATACCATACTCCTTTGCCTTTGCCAAAATCTGCTGGCTACGTGTTGCTTGAGCCTTTTCCGTTTCTAACTGTGTTAGCTTATCAGAAAGGTTCTTGTTGGAGTCAATTAAAGCTTGCGCCCATGCAGGCACATCGTCTTTATTCTCTTCCGTTTTGGTGGTTGTGGTAGTCTCGATTGGCTTACCGTCTTTAAGGTTATGCCTCTTCTCGTAGTTAGTCACTGCCGTTTTTGAAGCATCCCCGGCACGGAAATCACCATAGGAATTAAGCACGTCCGAAAAACTGATACCCTCAACAATGGAGTTTACTTTTGTCTCGTCCGTTACACCCTCTGCCTTTTTGGTGGCAATGCGGGTAAGAATAGCAGTGTCCACCCCAGCGAATTTCTGTTGTAGCCCTGCCAAGATTTGTTCTAAGATTGTCATACCGTATGAATTTGATTTATAAATTTCTACGGTAAATTTCGGCATTAATAAAGCAGATGAGAAATTATCAGATAGACGATATACGACAATGAAGCGATTGTCGTAAAATGATAAAAAAAGGCGTGAAACCAATGGAATCACGCCTTCAAAATTATTACTATTTACTTCTTTACAGCTTTCAGCTTAATCATTTCATTATACCCATAAGGAGTTAAAGTCCAATATACATTTGTATCTTTTATCCCCCTTTTCTTTTCACTTTTAGCTATCAAACCTAATGATGAAAATTGAATTAATATGGTATAAAAATCCTCACTTAGAAGTTCTACAAAAGATTTATAATTAAAACGATAATCACGAAAACATAATTCTCTTAATGCTTGGTTTATGCCAAATTCTGTTGCTTCATTTATCATCATTGGAGCTAAATAAGCAAATAATTTATTCCATGTAGTATTTAACTCTACACTTTGTTCATGCGGAGAAATGAAATGCAAACAAACAGAATCTTCTCCTTGTTTTAACATTTCACTTCCCACTGGAGGAGTTACTTTTATTTCCTCTATTTGCTTAATCAACTCTTCATTTTCTTTCCTAAGAGCCAAAATTTCTTTATTTGCATCTGCACTCGATACTTCATTTGCCTTTACCCATCCTACACGAGGATTGGTTTTGATCAAAGAATTTAAACTTAACACGACTTGAGAAGCTAGTCCGTCAGCGTTATCCCAAAGTTTGCATAGTTTCTTTTTGACTTCAGATTTGAAACTCTCTAATTTCTCTTTGCATTTGGGATTTGATTCGATTTTTATGCCTGGCAATATTCCTGGATTCTTATGTACAAACGAAATCACCGGAACTCCTTGTTCAATTGCATATTCAAACTCTTTTTGCGTATAGCTTTTCCCTGATTCTTCCTCTATTGATCCATAACGTCCAGCAACAATCAAAACATAATAGTCACACTCACGTATAAGACTTTTAATAACCTCCCATTGTGATGAATCCGAAGCATTAAAATACTCCATTCCTACAGGAAAGCAATTCATTTGCAAAAGTGCCTCCATTACTTTTTTTCGCTCTTCCTGTAAGTCCTCATACGTTGAACTAACAAATACTTGATATTTCTTTTCCATAGTAACCTTATCGTAGATTTAGAGTTTACACTCCCAACACTATATTAGCATCAATATTTAGCTTCCGGCTTATCTCACGAGCAACTTTTAAAGTAGGTTCACATTTACCGGATATATAATCACTTAACCGTGATGGGCTGACACCAACCAACTTTGCAAGTGATTTTTGATTAAGCCCCATTTCGTACATACGAAGTTTAAGAACATCCACAAGTGTTGGTTCTCCCAATGCAAAATGTTCTTCGGAATAATCAGCAACCAAATTAGAAAGAAGCTCCAATTCTATGCTATTTGGGTCATTCAAAGGAGTATCATCTTTCACTAATGGAAGAAGTTCCTCTACTCTTTTCACCGCCCATTCATATTGGGCTTGATTTTCTATCTTTGTCATAATCCTAAATATTAGCGCAATCTATTCTATCATATTCTTTATGAGTACCAATAAAGCGAATATACACAAACTGAATAGTGAATTTAATCACTACTACCAAACGATAGTTGTTGCCTTTGATGTTGAAAACATAGTGTTGATTACCTACATTATCAACGCTATTAAACGTTTTCTTAATATCGGCAAAACAGGTCCACTTACTTCTTTTCACAATGGTAGTCCATTCTTGCAAAGCGACCTTTGAATCGGGATGGTTCTCTGCATATTCTTTTAATGCTTGTTCGGTAAATATTCTCATTGGTTACTCAATTATCGTGTGACAAAAATACATATATAATTCTATAATTCAAAATTATATTCTAATATTTACAATTTAAAGAGCAAAAAAATAGCGGCAACTCCAAAGAGTCACCACTAACTATCCTATTTTCCCTATCAAAAAATTATAAATCCCGTAATTTTTCTGACTAAGAGGCGTTTTTCTGTCCCTTATTTCCGATTTGCTCATTCTTTGCCACCTGTTCCTCTTTGATTTCCTTCAGCTCTTCATCAATGCGATCCGCGTTCCCAGCAAACATAATGCCCTCACGTCTTGACCATACACCACCACTAACAGCGGAGACAGCCGTAGTAACCTTATCATTCAAATCATCAATCATATATGGAACCAGTTCTGTTTCTATGTCAATGGTCTGCGATGCCTTGCTAAACTCGGTTGGATTGATAGAGCC